CCAGAGATCACCACTTTTATCGACATTGCCACACGCCGCGTTGTTGGCGTATCGGTTGATTTAGCAGAAAGCAGCATCGCCGTACTAGATGCACTTATCAGCTCATGCACACAAGCGGTCCCCGCGCTGATTTATGTCGACAACGGCGGCGGATATGCCAATGCACTACTTAAAGACAAAGCAACCGGCGTACTCGCCAGACTAGGCAGCACAATGACGCATTCTCTGCCCTACAGCTCACAAGCGCGCGGCGTGATAGAACGTGTACATCAAACCTTATGGGTCGATGCAGCTAAAGGCCAAACCGGCTTTATCGGCAAAGATATGGACCAAGAAGCCCGTCATGATCAGTTCAAACTCAGCCGCAAAGCGGTAAAGCAAGGCGGTGTTATGCACCTAATGGGCTGGGAATCTTTTATGCAAATGGTGAATGAACGTATCAACTGGTACAACAGCCGCCCACACAGCACATTACCTAAAATAACTGATTCGCTCGGCAAACGTCGCCACCAATCCCCTGATGAAGTTTGGAACCACTTTAAAGGCGAAGGCTGGTCTCCAATCACCCTAACCGGCGATGACGCTGCTCAGGTTTTCCGCCCACGCACCACTCGTACAGCCAGCCGCGGCGAGATTAAATTTATGAGCAATATCTACTTCAGCCATGAATTAACAGAATGGCACGGCGAACAAGTACATATTGCCTACGATCTCAACGATCCCCAATACGTATGGGTTTACGAACCCGAAAGCGGAACCCTTATCTGCAAGGCTGAGCTAAATGGCAACCGCCAAGATTACATGCCTCGAAGCGTTGTTGAACAAGCGCGCGAAAACCGAGCAAAAGGAAGAAAACGCCGCCTAGAAGTAAAACTAGAAGAAGTCGAGGCAGAACTGAATGGTCGCCCAGCACTAGAACAAGACACACCGGCTTACATTCCAGGTATCGGATCCATAACCCCTGACCTAATCAAAGGCAGAGCAGTAGCAATAGAAGAAACCGTAGGAACGGAGTCCACTGAACGCTCATTACAAGATATGACGCCAGCCGAACGCATCAATCTATATCAAGCGTACTTGAACGGAAAAAGCGTACCAAACGCACATACCTTCTGGTTTAAAACCTACGGAAAAAGCAAAGAGTTCAGCGCCTGGGCACGGCGCGCAGATGAAGAATCAAAGATAGGACCAGAGGCTCGAACCCTCTGATCCCAGTGCCACCAATCTTGCAAAATGGAGCAATAAAAGTATGACGACTAATAACTCTCATATCAATGGCGGAATCGCAGAAATCACCAACCTTGGTTTATGTGATGTAGCCCTAGAGCGCGCAATAGAACGCTCTGCAAGCTTACCCGGTATGGTGTGCCTATTTGGCCCATCAGGTTACGGTAAATCTGTCGCGGCTACACACGTAGCCAACCGCCGCAGAGCTTACTACGTCCAAGCAAAAAGCGTATGGACTAAAAAGCACACGCTTGTCGCTATTCTGCATGAAATGGGGATGAAGCCAGCCCCCACTATCCCAGAAATGTTAGAGCAAGCAGCGCAAGAATTAGCCATGAGCGGCCGCCCTCTCATCATTGATGAAATGGACCATATCGTAGAGAAAAACTCAGTTGAGTTAATTCGTGACCTCTACGAATCAAGCCAAGCCCCTATCTTACTGATCGGTGAAGAGCAGCTCCCCAACAAACTCAAAAAATGGGAACGTTTCCATGGTCGGGTTCTTGCGTGGGTACCTGCGCAACCGGTCAGCTTAGAAGACGCTACAAAGCTTATTCCCCTGTATGCAAACCAAGTACATATAGAAAACGACCTTCTACAACATTTAGTAGAGATATCCGGTGGAAGTGTTCGTCGAGTCGCCGTGAACCTAGAACTTGTTCAAGAGCAAGCCATGACCAACGGCTGGGAAGTAGTCGATCTTAAGACCTGGGGCAAAACAGAACTATATACAGGCGAAGCGCCTAAGCGCCGGATATAAGGGGAAAGGAATGAATACAGCACTAAAAAGCAAAGCCCCTAGCCGCAAACCTGCACAGCTAGAAATGATCGGGGGTAAATCATCTCGCCAGCGTATCTGGGAAGAACTTCGCAAGCAAAAAGGCGAGTTTGAAATGTACCCACTCGCACGTGCAGCCAATGTCGATGACGAAACGTTGAAAACCTACCTCTACTGCCTAACCGCAGGCGGTTTTGTAGAAGTCGTAAAACGTAAACGCTACGACAAAACCATCTATCGCCGCATTAAAGATAACGGTGTCGAAGCGCCACGCCTTACACGTAAAGGTGAACCCGTTAAGCAAGGTCTTATCTCCGAAGCAATATGGAGAACGCTAAGAATACAAGACCAGTTAGATGCTCGGGTCATTACAAACTACGTCGAAGCCGCAGGTCACGAAACCACAATGGCCTACGTAAAACGCTACCTAGGCAGTTTAAAAAAGGCGGGCTACCTTCAGGTTGTCCGCAAAGGCAACACCCATAGCCGCCTAGAGGTTATCCGCCTTAAACCTGGCATGGATACCGGGCCACGTGCCCCACAAGTTCAACGCGTAAAAACAGTCTACGACCCTAATCTAAACAAGGTTATGCACTGTGAAGACCCCGAGGAGCTGTCATGAACATTGATATTTCAGCATGGGGAGAAACGCCCCCAGAGTTTATCCGTGTCCTAGCGTCCGTAGTGGCGGAATCGGGCAGTAAAAAAGCAGCAGGTGATCGCTTAGGCGTAGACCGCGCATCCGTCAGCACACTACTGGCAAACAAATACCCAGCCAGCACCGTAGCAATGGAACAGAAAATAATGGCGTACACCGCCAAAAGAACATGCCCAATTTTAGGCGAGATAGATAACAAATCATGCCAAAAAAACCGCGAAATGCCGTTTATAAGCAGTAACCGTCAGCGTGTAGCGCTGTACCGCGCCTGCCGAACCTGCAAGCACAACCCCAATAGAGGTGAAATATGAACACTCAAAACAACCATATTATGCAAAAGCTTGCAGACACTCAGGCCGCAGCCAGCGCATTAATAGCAGAAGGTTTAACCGTAACGCATATAGAAATAGAAGGCGCACACCCTCGCCTGCACCTATTACGTGGTCCACGTAAATCGGGGGCACTCCCCGTTAGTTGGAAGGCGATCCGCCCTACACCCAATGGTCGTGAAGTGGAAATGGCAGCCTGCGTAAATGGTTGCGAAGTTAGATGGATGGAACAGGAGTAAATAGCATGCTGATACTGACACGCCGTATAGGCGAAACATTAATGATTGGCGATGACGTAACTGCAACCGTTCTAGGCGTTAAAGGCAACCAAGTCCGCCTTGGAATACATGCACCACTAAACGTCGCTGTCCACCGTGAAGAGATCTACCAGCGTATCCAGAAAGAGAAAAACGAGGATCATAAAAATGACTGAGTACTTAATTATTGATCTACCCAAAACCCGAGAAATAGGCGCAGTTATGTTTTGGGGTATCGGATCAACCGTAACAACGGCTAACCCCAACGCAGCAATGGTTGTAAACAGTGGCCATTTAAACCGGAATTTAGACCGCTTTGATAACGGCGCAACCACTCAAGCCGTGCTGAAAAGCGTTGTAGATGAACATAACGGCCAACTTGAATATTTACTGCATTTACCGATCCAGGAGAACGTAGCATGAATACACAACAACCAGCACAGCCGATCGTACAGCCCCATATTCCTGAGGGCTTCATGCAAAATGCAGCGGGGCATTTAGTCCCTGCCGACCAAGTGCGTGAGCAGGACTTATTGCGTGATGCGCTAGTTAATGAGCTCACACCAAAAGCGATCGCATTACATACAGCGCTGGCAGAATTCAAAACCGCTGCACTGCAAGACATTGATGATTTAGTTGCCATTGCAGGTGATCGATACGGCGTAAAACTTGGCGGAAAAAAAGGCAATGTCAGCCTTACTTCATACGACGGCCGCTACAAAATACAGCGTGCATTTCGCGAAGTTGTCGCATTCACCGAAGAGATTGAAGCCGCCAAAGAGTTGATCGACCGCTGCTTAAAGCGCTGGACCGAAGGTGCCAATCAAAACGTTAGCGCCATCGTTAGCCAAGCATTTAGAACTAACTCAAAGCAAGAGATCAAAACCGGCAAAGTACTCGAGCTTATGCGTCTAAATATAGAAGACGACGAGTGGCAGCTGGCGATGCAAGCATTAAAAGATGCACTGCAAAACGTAGGCACCGCCGTCTATATCCGTATTTATGAACGCATAGGGCAAACGGATCAGTACAAGCCTATTCCACTAGACCTAGCAAGTGTGTGAGGTAACTCATGATTGTAACCGGAAAGCACATAGCACCCCGCGTCGCCATGCAGGCGCGGCTTACCTCCCCACAAGCGGAAGACGCTATAGATGCCATAGGCGCTGCAATTTTGCACCAGTTAAAAATCGGCCATCCCGTCGCTATTGAAGGGTTCGGCTTATTTGATATAGCCGAGCGAGAAGATGGCTCAAAAGGCGTCCGATTCCGCCAAGGAAAAAGCGTAAGGGAGACACTCAATGATTAGCCAAGAACAGTGGGAAAAAATAGAACAGCAGCTAGGCGGCGCGTTTGGCACGGTCAAGCTATCGCTGGATGGCAAAGAGATTAGCCTAGAAAAACGGCTTATTTCAGAAAACACGCTAGGCATTATCGTCTACATCGACGGTGCTTATAGCTTAGCTTGGGGGATGGTCGATCATGAGATGCATGACCCTTTCGTGGCTCAAGTGTGGAAACCCCGGAGCCGGTCTGTTTTCAGTCCTAAACAGCAAAAAGAGCTGATCAAAATATGGGGAAAACGCGAAGCTAATAAACGTCACGACTTCAGTAAGAAAATTGTTTGGTATCAGCCATTATTTGAGAAGTTTGGCCCATTAAAACGTCAATATAAAAAACTAGAGGCGTTAAAAGTACTGCAAATAGGCCATGTAACCAAATGAGCGAAACGCCTTTGTTTCAGTAGAAACACGGCGTCTATCCAGCGTAGCGGCTGGGTACTGATGAGCAGCTAACAACTAAAGGAAAATATGATGAACAAAGCAGAACTAATTAACGCCATTGCCACTGCTAGCGATTGCACCAAAACTCAAGCAGATCACATGCTGGTTGCGTTGGGAAACATCGCTACAGGCGAACTAGCGAACGACGGTGAAGTGACATTGCCAGGGCTTGGAAAATTAACGGCAGGTATACGCGCTGCGCGTACAGGTCGCAACCCACAAACAGGCGCAGCGTTAGATATTCCAGCAGCAAAAGTGGCGAAGTTTAAACCATCAAAAGTATTAAAAGATGCGTTGAAGTTGAACTAGAAGGAAAATCCGCCCCGTTAGGGGCGGGATGCAGAGCGGCCATCCTTGGCCTAGATAAAGAACTAACGTTCTCTTTTTCTCTGGTTACAGAATGTACAGAAGTCGAAAAAAAAGAGATATAAGAAAATTTCTTAAATTTGGAGCACAGCAGCATGTCACTGACTCAAATTGAAAAGAACATCATTAACGCACTCGGTCAGCGCGGGGCGATGGGCGTTAGTACGCTAATCCCGTTGGTCGACGGGTTAACAAGTAAAGCGCAGTTAAAAAATGTACTGGAAGAACTACAAAACCGGAAGCTCATTAAACAACAACAGAACGGGCAATGGAGCATTACACGTACAGAGTTTAAAGGCCTAACCGATGGTGGTTTTTTGGCCGGTGCAAGCAAATTACCACCAAGCCCTAGCAGTCAAGAATTACAGACGCCATCTCCTCAGCCAAAGAAACAACCTAAGGCTGAGCCAAAAGTAAAAACTGAAAAATCAGCACCTCAAAAAGCACCCGCAGAAGAGGTTCTATTTAAGTTAATGCGTACGATCCCAGCCGATATAACGCTGCAAATCAATAGCAGAGGTATTGCAGTCAACTGGCACGAGCAACGCTACGAACCAAGCTTGGACGAACTAGCGAACGTTCTCGATGCTATCGACACCCTGCAACAGCATGCGGCGTAACCCAAAGGTAGAATCGGTTTTGACGGATTTGTTATTTGTCGAACTTATTAAACGGTGATAGGTATGTCAGCAATAATTTTAAACAACTCTCAAGATGGCGTAGATGCAGAAATTATTTGTGATGAATCTGGTAATAACCTTGTATTTGATAGCGTCGAGAAAGCTGACGCGTGGCGCTGTGATAACGCCAGTGAGATCGGGGCTACATCTCGAATATTGGACTTAGATGACTAGCCAAATAAAGTAAAAATACGGGGCGCTTAGCGTCCCCGTGATTGCGGTGTTATCACCGCCATAATCAAAAGTGGCTCGCGGGCTACTTCTGATTGTGAACAAAACGAGAGAACATCATGCAACTAACTCGCTGTCCTGTTTGCCATAGCCGTATCAGCTTAGAACAACTGGTTCAGGACGAAGCAGGCAGAGACCTATTAACGCTCCTAACACGGCTTGATAAAAGCACGGGGACCGTACTGGTGACATACATTGGCTTATTCCGATCAAAATCAAGAGATTTAGCCAATAATAGAGCGTTAAAACTCGCACAAGACACGTTAGCCCTAGCGGCTGAGCCTCAGCTTCTAACGGCAATGGCTAACGTCGTTGAATCCATGCGAGCAAAGCAGCAACAAGGCAGCTTTAAACCTCTGAGTAACCATAACTACCTTAAGCGCGTACTAGAGACAACCGACGCGATCATGATAGAGCCTCTTCCGCAAGAAGTTACAGCAAGTAATAAACAAACAAAACGAGCAGCTATCAGTGCGGCAGTTATGGACATTACTGACGTTGATTGGACGCTCTCAGGTAACTAAATGAAAACGCAAAAAGATAACCGCAAATCAGCGCTGGCTCAGATCCATATTGCCAAAAAGCAGCTCAAGTTAGATGACGATATCTATCGCGACACGCTTCAGCAAATATCAGGCAAGCGGAGCTGCAGTGACATGCACATTAGCGAACTCTACAAAGTGCTCAGCCACTTTGAAAAATGTGGATTCAAGCGTAAAGCACCAACAACCCGCCGTGCTAAAAAACAATACAGTCCAAAAGCTTCCGGCCAAATTATCGATGTAATGCGCGCAGTTTGGATCGAGATGTACCACCAAGGCATTATCGAGGATGGATCAGAAATGGCCCTTACCAAATGGGCCGAACGCCAAAGCAGCCAGCTAAACGGCGGCGTTGGCATTGCAGAGCTAGAATGGCTCGAGCGCACCAAACTCGCATCCCCAGTACTCGAAAGCCTAAAGCAGTGGCATAAGCGCGTGTGGGCAAAATGGTGGCGAGAAGACATACGGACGGTCAATCAACTCGTAACGTCAGAAAGCCTAAACCCCGCCGTAGCGATAAAACAGCTATTAGATAAACAGCACATCATGTACCACGGTAAATTCTACGAATACGGTGTAGAAGACGCCCCCACGTACTGCAAAACGAGGAAGGAGCTTAAACATGATTGAAGAACAAAAAGATCTACTAGGCGAAAACTCCTACACCGACGATCTAGCCAGCCACATGAGCGAAATCCCTGCAGAAGTACGTAAAAAATGGCCTAGGGATCTCACCGCCTTAATCGACATATTCTCAGCTGCACTAAACCGCATGGGATATGACGAAGAAGAGGCTCAGAAAATAAGCCTCACCCTACTGCATGAACAATCCATGTATTGCGGCGGTCGCTATTTCTACTTGCCAAAAAAAGATGCGCTAAAAAGGGCGA